AGGACGACGACGATCTCCGCGACCTCGCGGTGTCGTACCGGGAGTCCCAGCGCTTCGCGCAGCAGGACATCCACCCCGACGACATCCGCGTGTCCAAGGAGGTCTACCAGCGGAACCGCCTCGCCGATCTGGACCAGATCGCGGCCGTCACCCAAGGCTACACCCACGCCTGGGACCACGACGGCCCCGGTGACCACGCCCTCACGGGCGCCGCGGATGCTTGGGAGAGCCCCCCCGTTCCGGGGAATTCGCCCCCAAAGCGCTACCCGCCGCTTTTCGCGGCGATCGAGTTCATCCGCGCCCACCAGACCGCCGAGCTTCCGGGGGCCCCTTTCGACGACCTCGTCACCTCCCTCGGCGACGACCCCTCCAAGGGCCTTACCGAGGAGTGCTGCATCTACCCCCTCTTCTTCAAGTCAGGACCCACCCCCGCCTACCTGCGGCTCGTCGCCCGGGACGCCAAGCTGCGCGTCGAGGTCATCGACCTCCACCACACCAGCTTGCCCTACCTCGAGTCGCCCACGACGCCTTTGCCCTACCTCGTGACCGTCGAGCCGACCCCCCCGCCCCTTGTGGCGGAGGCGGAAGCTCCCTTGGCCGCCCCCGAGGCCCCCCCCGACTCCCAGGAGCCAGCGACGAGTTCGCCGGCCCCGGTCGAGTCCGCCCCGGCCTCCCGGAAACAGAGGCAGAAGCAGGCCCGAGCTGCGCGCTCGCCTGCCCCCGCCCCCGCGCCCAAGGCCAAGGCCACCCCCAAGGCACAGGCCGCCCCCAAGGCGGCAGCTCGGCCCAACGTGACCGAGAAGGTCCTGCCCCCGGCGCCCCAGGAGTTGCTCCTGGCGGATCGCCTGCCCCCTTTGCAGTCAACCCCCCTGCCCCCCCTCACCGAGGAGCAGATCGCGGCCCGCTTTCCCAAGGAGCTCGCCCCCGGCATGTTCGCACGCCCGGTTGAGGAGCTCCCCAAGAGGGCGTACAGCCGCTTCGTGGGGGACAAGCCGCCCAACATGGCCCCAGTTCCGACCGTGCCCGCCCCCGGGCCCGAGACAGACGCCGCCATTGCTGCCACCTTCTCCCGCCTCCACGCGGGCAGTTGGGAGGCCCTTGGCGAGTTCACGAACTGCGGGTGGGAGAACCTCGCGAGGCACCCCTGCTTCGCCGAGTACTTCCGCCTCATGTCGGCGGCCCGCATGACAGCGAAGGCCTCCGGGCACCCCATGGAGCACATGGACGACCGCAACGGGAAGCCGTTCGCGGTCCACAAGGGCTCCTGCGCTGGCCTCTTCACCAAGCCCTCGGAGTTGCGCTACATGTCCCCCCAGGCAGTGGCCGCCGCCGCGGCCGTCGGGGAGAACATCCCCTCCGAGGGCCACCCCGCCCCCTTCTGCATGCCCCCCTCGGGGCCCGCCGCCGTCCGCGCCTCCCTGCAGTCCCAGTTCTCGAAGCAAGACAAGTTCGGGAATTGGGACCACCTTGCCGAGAGCCCGACCTGGAAGGCAGACATCCGCGAGTTCGCCTCGCGGTACGACCCTGCCCAGCCGTCGGACAACATCCGCAAGACCTTCGAGGCCGTGGTCGCCGGCATGGACGGCACGAAGTCCGCGGGCTTTTCCCAGCACATCAAGGCCGGCACGAAGGCCGAGTGGCAGACCGAGGCAGGCATCACAGACTTGTGGTACCTTGTCTGTTGCCGCTTGGCCCTCCGAGCCTCCGTCTTCAGCCGGCTCCCCACCCTCTCCCCCATGACGATGATCGCCCTGGGCCTGATGGACCCAGAGAACATCTTCACGAAGCCCGAAGCCCATGGGGTGAAGAAAATTGCCGCCAGCAGGTGGCGATGCATTTGGAATATCTCCATGGTGGATTGCTCCATCCAAGCACTCCTCCACAGCAAGCAGAACAAGCGCGATCTCCACTCGTTTCAGACGGGGGAGATGTCGCACCAGGCAGCAGGCATGGGCCACCACGACGACGGAGTGGCCCGCATGTCCACCATCTTCGAAGAGATGTCCTCCGGCGGCACGGTCGCCGTGACGGACGACGACGCGGAGGGGTTCGACATCTCCTGCCGGCGCGACTTCACGCTCTTGGACACCGAGGTCCGGATGGACCGCCAAGAGGCCTGGGTCCGACAGAACCCTTGCCATGAGCTGGCACACCGCTCGCCCACCTTCTGGGAGGGGCAGCGCGTCGCCCTCATGTGCGAGGCTTTCTGCAACTCAGCCCACGTGGTGTGTATTCCCGGCCCCCGCTACTGCGAGCTGTGGGAGGTCTCGACGCTCGGCATCACCGCGTCGGGGATCCAGTCCACCACCGCCCAGAATTGCCGTGGGCGCGCGTTCCAGGCCGAGCAGTGCGGCATGGGGACCGAGGACGGCCTGTCCTTGGTGACCCCGGCCAAACCCAGGCCCGAGAAGCGCAAGTGCGGGGTCGTCCTTGGCGACGACCTAGCCCACCGCGGAATTCAGACCGAGGAGATGCTCGCGAAGGTCAGGCGCTGCGGCACCTTGATCAAGCAGCACCACACGGCCTACGGCGAGATCAACTTCACGTCCCACCTGTACACCCGCCAGGCGAACGGGCAGTGGACGGCGAGGTTCGACAACTTCCACAAGATGCTCGCCCACATCGACCTGCGCCGCGTGCCCAACCAGCCGCCCTCCGACGACGTCGTGAAGGGCTGCCTCTTCGTGGTGCGCAACGACCTCCAGCAGACGGAGCGCCTCCGGGCGTACGTCGCCCTCCTCGGCGGGAACCGCGATCTCGCGGCGGACGCCGAGGCCGCCGCCGCCTTGCCCTTCTAGGGCGGCCAGCTTCCAGGCTCTGCCACACTCCACTACCCCACCCCAGTGCACGAGTGTGAAACAGGG